GCCGATTCAGCTGAGTGATCTTCTCTGTAGCATCAGTGTAGGCAATGCCGTACTGACTCCCCTTGAGCTGCATTTCGATGTCGACTCTTCGTTGCTCAGCCTGGAGCCTTCGTGCCTCCGACTTGACGGCATACGGAAGCTGGATGATCAGGTCGAGCTTCCCAGAGCTGGATGCCTCGTCGACAGTGTCGAGAAGCGCCAGTTTCCGGGTAAGCCTTTGCATTGTCCCCAAAGGCTCGTTCATCACCGAAGCCAACGGGTTTTCGACGAGTGCGACCATCTTCTTTTCGATCAGAAGGTCCTGTCGTTTTCCCGTCTTCTCGTTGTAGACGTTCACCTTGACATGATTCGGATGCCAAGCCACGATCGTCCCCACACGAAGTGAGAAGATGTCGACAAGTTGCTCAGTTTCGTCATCAATCAAAGTATCGATCGGAACGAGTGCAGCAACTCCACTGTCGCATAGCGTCATTGCTACGTCTTGCCGCCAAGCACGTGGTCCTTGATCCAGGTTGGGTTCGAAATTCAAACACAACCCAAGTTGACTCTTCACGTCCTTCACGTATCGGTTCTCTTCATCCACCTGAATGTGGTGAAGAGGGACAGCAGCAACGTCCATCCCGATATGCGTGTAGATAGAGGAGATGATGGAACGATCGTTGTAGTACCGAAGTTTGTTACGAGAAGGCGAACCTCCTCCGTACGTGGCAGTTCCTGCGAATTGGATCGTTGGATCCTGTGCTGCTTGCACCTCCGCACTACGAAATGCGTTCCATGCTTTCATGACTTTGTTTACGAAACCCAAGTGTCATCACCTCCTCACATCATGTCTTTGAGATGTCGTTTGATGAACGCTGCTCCTTGTCGTCGCTTTCCCTCATCAACCACGTTGTTGAACGTGTTGTGAGCTTTGCGGAGGGTTGCCTTTCCTTTGTCACTCCTCAAAAATGCAACACCACCCGCAGTAAGAGCGACGAACGCTGCTTGCGTCCCCATCTCACCGGTGAGCCTTCTTGCCACAGCTCCCGCACGCTTCTTGTTCTTCTCCGAACGATCCCTTGATGATCGCTCCTTGACCGCTTTCGATGCGTGAACAGACAGATCCTGCTTGGCCAAATGCCTGTCAAAGGCCTTTGCATAGCTCGGATCGTGTGCCTTGCGAGCCTCGATGCTCTTGTTGATCAGCTTTCGGCGAGTGCCGGCGCCTTCACCAAAGAACATCTTTGCCCGAGCAAACTCTGATGCATCTTTTCGAGCTTGCTTGTCTACCGCCCTAGAAGCGCCTCCTCGTTCGGCTTTGCGGACACCCCAACGCATCCCTTTTATGCCGTGATGCTCGAGGAAGGCATCGAGTTCTTCATCCCGTGTCACTATGCCTCCTTTAGGCTCGGGGGTCTAGCCGTTCTTCAGGAAGGCGCCTACCTTCTTGTTGATCTCAGCATCACTCTGTGGGCCGTTGTTTCTGGAAATGCTAGAAACCTTCTTGGAGCCTGAGGTAGCCAACATCTCTTTGGCTGCTTGTTTCCCAGCAGCGTGAGCAGCACCTGTGGGTCCTTGATGGTAATCGAGATTCTTGATCTTGATCCCATACATCGTGTTGATGAAGTTGGTGGGTCTCTTCTTCCCCGCATTGATCTTTGCTTGCAGCTTCGCCCCTCTGCGAAGTTGTCGAGCAGCGCCCTTCTTGGTGAAAACAAACCGGTTTGCCCCGAGGACCCTGTCCATTCCGGACGCGTTTCCTGTTGCGATCCGGTTGGTCCTATCGAGGATCTTCTGAACCCGTCGGGTACCACGAACACCCCAGTGCATCCCTTTGACGCCATGGTGCTCGAAGTAGTCATCGATCTGATCGTCACTGAACCCCATGTGCTGAAGAGAGGTGCCGATCCTGAGGATCTCTTCCTCATCCATTCGTTTCTCCTATCCGGCGATTGGCCTGGCGAATCATTCCTAGGGAGCGCTTGCTCGAGCTGCTCTTTGAGCATCCCATTCTCGCTGCCGTCTTTCCTGAGCCATCTGATTCTGAAGATCTTCGATCATCCACCTAGCAGCCTCGAGACCGCTCTTGGCTTCTTGAGACCTTGCGACATCAGCAGCCAACCGATCCTTCTTTCCTCGAAGAATCCTGCGAGCTTCTTTGCGACCGATCCTCTGCTTGTCCTTCTTGAACTGCTCTTTCGCAGCCTTCTTGTCGGCAGCGTGAGCTCCGGTATCGATTCGGTCTCTTGCCCGCTGAATATCAGCAGCTCTCCCGAGCTTCTTTGCCCCCGGACGAAGCTTCTTTCGAAGCTGATCGAATTGGGCTTGCTCTTTTGCTGCTCGCTTTGCGGCTACTGCTTTTCCAGCGGCTCGCCGGCTCTTGAACCTGTCGATGCGCTTCCGAACACCCCAATGCATCCCTTTGACACCGTGATGCTCGAAGTAGTCGTCGATATGATCATCGCTGAAGCCCATGTGTTCGAGAGAGGTACCGACCCTGAGGATCTCCTCCTCATCCATCATTCGAAAGCCTCCTTGTTGGCCTTGTAGGCTACGTATGCGTCCATGAGGGCGGATACGTTGTCGATCTTTTCTTCTGCCCGTTTCTTGAGAAGCTTTCGGTTTCCGTTCGTGTCCTCAAGAGTGATGGCGTTACCCATTGCAAACGACATAAGCCTCTGGTCGAATATGAGGGCTCTTTGTTCTGACAAGATCTTCAGCTCGCCAAGAGGAACGGACTCCGTCTTGGCCCCCTGAATGACCTTCTCGATCCCATACGGACCGTTCTCAGCTTCCCAACGAGTGACGAACTCCTTTGCGTTGTATGGGTCGAACCCAAGGCAACGAGCATCGTACTCTTTGGCTAGAATGAATTGATCGAGATCGTCGTAGACCTCTGTCATGTCCAGGACGCTGCCCTCTAGAATATGGAGGCTTCCTTCACCGATGAACTCCTCGTACTTGTGTCGCATGGCACCAGGAAGCTTCATCAACGTCAACGTTGTGATATAGCTTCGTGTCTTTACGCCAAACTCACCACGAGAAAGAGGGAACAGAAATGTGAATGCACAGAAGTCGTCACCTTGCGAGAGGTCGGCGCCCAGTGCACACGGCATTCCTTCGAAGTCGGTCCTCTTGTGGGGAAGAGTTTCCTCGTAGGTGAAGAAATATGTGTAGCCCTCCATCGGGATGCCAAACCGCTTGGCCAGGATGTCGTTACGAGAAGCAGGCGCTTTCTCAGCTCGCTCGACGTCAAGGTGGTAGACGTCATACGTAACAGTCTTTCCAAGGTTAGGGTTCGCTTTGACCCACATGGAAGGCTCGTTTACTTCTTCGATCTCATCGAGCTTGTAGTGCCAGATCGAGATATGCGGCGCTTCGTACTCGCCCTTGAGAATCGCAGCAAGCTCCATTTTGATTGTGTCCCCGGAACCGTTTCGAACAGTTCCCTCGGAGCTAACAGCAACGATCAGGTAGTCATCCATCTTGGATGCACCCTGTTCGATGGCACCAACGACGTCCTCACGGATGTCTCCAGACAACCATTCGTCAATCGTGGACACCTTGGGTCGAAGACCCTGGAGTTTGTTGATCGACATGGGTCGAATCTCGAGTAGAGATCCAGTCAAGAAGTTCTCGATCCCCTTCTTGGTGGAAGCGAGCTTCTGTCTGAAGGCATTGGACCCTGAGGTGTTTCTAAGCGATCCAACCGTAAGGAATCTGAACAGTGGTCCACGTGCTCTGGTGATAGCGGTTCTGAAGGGAGACAGAATCTCTTCAGCCTGCTTCATCGTTGGTGCTGTGGTGATCTGATGTGTCGTCGATGTGTCCACATTCAGGAAGAAAGCTTGAATGGTGTAGGCATACATCGACTTGGCGGCACCTCGAGCGATGATCAAATATTGCTTCACCGTTAGGCGCTTCTTGATCATCTTCTTGACGAAACCACCAGTACCCTGAGCTTCACGATCCCCACGTCCAAACTCGAACTCAACCCCACCGAGATTTGGGTCGTACACACTTCGTTCGACGAAGTAGTACCATCCAAATATCTGTTCAGCCCACACTTTGAACGTCGGGAGAAGATAGAGGTCACTGCCGTCTGTGAGAGTGAGCTCCCACTCGCAGTACTTGATGTAACCCTCTACTGCTTCGGAATC